GCGGCTTCACTTAGCCGCGTTAAGTTTGCAAGTTCTTCCTCGGAAAGAGGTCGAACTGGTTTGAAATACATTTTGTAAAAGTCACGATGCTGCACAAAATATATTTCGGTGAGCACACTACTTACATGCTCCCGGTTACGTTCAAGATGCTCTATATATTTATAAAGATTCATCCTGCTATCTTCTTTCGAGAACAAGCTTAGTGCGTTAAGCCTAATCTCGTACCACACAGCTTGCTCGGGGAAAGCTACCTTAATCTTCGTAAAGAATTTACAAGGTGCTCTTCCGGCAGCGCCGCCTGTTCGTATGCTCTTACTGCAATCTATACAGCGCCCGGCTTGCTTGTCAGTAACTGCTGCGTCTGGAAAGTCACAGTCGTAAGACCAACAGACAAGCTTGCCGTCGCTGTAATAGTTTCTTGAGAGCGTGCCACTATCTATTATTACGACTTCTACAGAGCGCAGTGGCTCGTAGGTATCCGGATGCAAAAAACACCCGTCCTGTATTTGAAGTCTGCTCATGTATTACGTGGCTTAAGTACAGTTACTGTGTACTTGCGGTTAACTTGTAACCCCGGTGGTGCCACATCAGGGTTAGTTTCTAGGAACTCTTTCATATTAGAAGTGTGTATGCGCTTCTCTAGCAAATGAAACGCAGCGTGTTCTTCTATGAAGTTGTACATCTTGTCCCAGTCATTAGCCCAGTAGTTGGTACGAACTCTACGTGAAATAGTACCGGCTGGCGTTCTCAAGCTATCAATGTTTTGCTCTTCGCACAGAGCTAGCATTTTTTCAATTACTTTTTCTTGTTGTGCTTTTATCTCCTTTATCTCGTCCTCTTTATCTCTGATAGCATCCCGCATCTTTATGTAGATGGCGGTTAGCTTGTCTGGTGTGTCTTTCATTTGCTCCTCCTTTTTGGCAGGGAGGAGTAGTCTATCAATAAGCTTTACACTGTCAAGTATTTATTTCTTGTTTGTATAAATCGATTATCTTGTGGTGGTGGTCCACTTTAGACCGCAACATATTGTATAGGCGCGTTTCAACTTCACTGCCCCGTATATGAATTATCGTCATTGGGTTGTGTTGCCCCGGCCTATTGATACGTGCGTTGGCTTGTAAGTATGTCTCTACGCTAGTAACAGGAGCGTACCAAATAATCGTATTAGCAGCGGTCAAAGTAAGACCGTGGGACGCAGCTTGAGGCTGTATTATAAGCACTTGAATTCTATTAGTTTCTTGAAAGTCCTTTACTATTCTGCTGCGTTTGTTTACTGAAACACTGCCAGAAATTATTTCGCACGCTATTTTATTTTTAGTCAGGAATTCTTTTAGTAATTCTATAGTGTGGGTGAAAGGCACGAACACCAGCACTTTGTGCGATGCCTCGTCAATAGCTTCTTGTACTACCCTTAGTCTACTGCTAACGTCAAACTCAATTACTTCTCTGTCGTCTGAATACACAGCACCGCCAGAGATTTGCAGTAGTTTATTTATATTAGTAGCGGCATTGACAGAAGTAACTTGCTCCCCGTCAGCTTCCATTACCATGCGGTCTTTTAGGTCTTTGTAGTAGGCAGCCTGTTGTTTCGTGAGGGGTGCGTCTCTGTCTAAGTACGTAACCGCAGGTAGGTCAAGACACTGATCTTTCTCGAATCTAATTGCTGGCTGTAACGCCTCGTGTACTGTTTTCTCAGAATCTTGCTTGGGACGCCATGTGTACTGGGAGATTTTATACATCACCTTGTCTTTGAACTCAGTGAAATACCTAGGCACCCCACTTGGGTTTATAAGCTTCGCTAGGCCAAACGCATCTACAGGAGATTGTGCTGCGGGAGTACCAGTAAGCATCCAAAGCCACGGGATTTTTGCGCTTATTGTATGCAAGGTTTTCCAGCGGTTTGTCTGCGTGTTCTTGTAAGCGTTGGCCTCATCCACGACAATCATGTCAAAGCCGCCGTTTATGATTTCGTCCTTAACTACAGCTACGCCGTCGAAGTTAATAATGACAAATTCAGCCCCTGCGTTAACTATTTTCTTGCGTTGTTTCGACGTGCCGTGCGCAACAGAACAGGAGCGGTGCATAGCAAACTTAAACATGTCTTCCTGCCATGCCGATTTCATAATAGACAGTGGGCATATAACCAGCACGCGGTTAACCAATCCTTGCTGCATGAGGTAATCAACCGCCCATATTACAGATGCGGTCTTTCCGGTGCCTTGCTCGTTGAAGCAAAAGCCCTTCTTATGCAAGGTGAGGAAGGAAGCAGTTTCTTTCTGGTGCTCGAACGGCGCGTGCCTGCCGGTAAACTCATAATCACGCGCCATAGGAGAGGGCACTTCTTTAACTTTCAAGTCAGCTAGTACTTGAGCCTCGTGCAATTCCCAAGGTATTGCTACCTTGTACACGCCGTTGTCCTCCTCTAATATTTTGTAGTTCTTTACCCGTTCGGTAATTAAATGAGGACGCTTTGTTTTGAGCACGATGGCTCTATCGTTGACTACTTTCACTTTTTCTTTTTACGCTCGCGGTTGCTAGTTTCAGATACCAAATTGCCTTTTGGAGTCTCTTTTGAAAGATCGGTTACGGGACTTACTCTCTACCCTAGTACCATCAGAGTTCTTACCGCCTTTGTCCATAGCTTTCTTGTGGGCTACGTCTTTGCCGTCGCCCTTCGACACTTTGCCATCGCGCATTGCTTTGCGTCGAGCCGCGTTGCGTTGGGCGCGTTTCTTTTTCTGCTCCTCGGTGCCTTGGTAGTTCTTGTACTCAGCATCGTAGTTTCGTTTTTTAGCCATAGTTCACCTCTATATTCAAATCTCTAAAATCTGTGATGGGTATATAAATGCACTGCTCCATGTCTAGCGCATCGTCTCTGTCCGTCCTACCACCGATGCCAAACTCATACGTGTCTTTTAAGGTTACCACTCTTACCTTGTCCGTATACTCAACTAGTAGCAGCGCTGGCACTTTCATAGCTTCCGCTATGGCGAGCATAGATTTATATTTGGCCGCACTCAACATATAAGTAGGATATTTGTCGTGCGCGTTGGTTCTTATCTTTAGCTCGACTATTGCTTTTAAGTTACCTTTTTTGTCACACAGCAACCTGTCTATTCTACTCAGCTTTGGGGGAGTTATACACACGCACCTAAGTTCTTTTGCCAGCGCGGAAAATACGGCCTCCTCCTTAGTCCTATCTTCTTGTGTTTCATAAGTGGGGCGCATCCTACTTCCTATTATGTTCGCAGCTAGTCACCGGACAGAATCGACATAACGGTCCGTCTACTGCGTTCCATACACCTTCTTCAGTAGCTACTTCTATCCGTTCCAGTGCCTCGTCAAACACACTTATATAAGACTTATACATATCTACAGTGTGTTCTTTAGTTATGAATTCATTGCACACAACAAACGACAAAGCAGATTTAATCTTTTTAACCTCGGGGTAGTTCACAAAGACTGCTCCGGCAAGCAGGTCTAGCTGTTTGGTGTCAGCATAGTTAGAAGTTTTACTGGTCTTGTAATCCACGAGATAAGCTTTATCGTCATTCAGTATTAGCAAGTCAGCTATACCACGGTACCAAACATCTGGGGAAAAGAACCTGCTAGGCAGAAACTCATCACCGTCCTTGGCTACTCCCAGTCTAATTTCGCAGTGCTTTTCTCCTTCTATTTTGTTAAGGGCGTCTAACGTGCCTTGGATAAACTTATATTCTTTGGCTAAAGGCTTTCCATCCCTTATATATTTTTCAGCAGCGCTATGCACTTTGCTGCCGTACGCAGTGGCGGCACTGCCCGTATCCTTAACATCTTTTTTGACGTGTAGGTGGTAATACTTCTTAGGGCATTGCTTAAAAGAATTTACTTTACTGTAAGACCAAGCCGCCATGGTTGTTTCCTTAATGTTTTCTTTGGAATTCTGACAGGGTGTGGTTATAGAGGTCGGTAGCAGCCTCAATCCAATCTTGCAGTATATCTAATTGAATAATCGGATGCTCACCAAAAAAGTCAGCTTCTATTTCTATACAGCCTTCCTCGGTGTTACTGTCGTACACTAAAACGTACCGTAAAATTATTCTTTTCTGCCACCGCCTTCCTCCATCTCTATCTCCATCTCGTTTACTTCTTCTGGTGTTTTTCATAGTAGACCTTTTTCCTTTCAGTGCTTTGGTAGTTAGCTTTTATGTGCTTCTTGTATTTCTTCTTTTGCTTTTGCCCCTTGTAGGGTACTGCTAGGCGCTCGGTTACCAGCGCAACGTTTATCGTTAAGTCCCCGCTGATTTTAATTAGCCCGAGGTACCGCCCGTACTTGTCTTTTTCTTTGGTCGTTATTTTGTAGGTTTCTCCAACGTGGAGCGTCTCTCCGACAAACTTCTTCGCCAAGAGTCCGGCAGCTTTTTCCTCCGCATCTCGTGTGCGGCACTCTGGAGTATCAACTCCGTAAAGACGAATGCGCTCGTTACAGCGCCAAGTATCGAAACCAAGATCAATATCCACATCGACTGTATCTCCATCAACGACTCTTACGATCTTACAGTTATACTCGTACATCTAAACCTCTACCTCCACCTCGGATTCTGTCTCTATCCACACCTTCGCCCCGCAGGAAAGCGGTTTGTCTGGGCTATACACTACCTCACTAGGGCCGTGTATCTTTACCTTGTTGCACTTGCGATTTTGTTTGTAAGTCTTGACCGTAAGTACTGGCAGATCAGCGCCCTTGGTATTGGCTCGGATGTTGTGCTGATTAACGTGGATGCGAGTTTTCATTTAGTCTTTACTTCCCTTAAACCTCGGTATAAACCCGCCAAGCATACGCTTTATGGGGTCAGTAATTGGCTCGACGTTGTATGTAACCGCCGTGTGGTTGTTCTTGTGTGTGTCACTATCGCTGTACCTACTGCTATAACCTACAGCCGGAGTGCTGTATGCGCGTGGGGGGCACTGGGTTATTTTCCCGCCTTTCGCTAGATACGCTTCAACATCACGCGCAACCCGTTCTTGTAGCGCCTCTCTATCTTCGGGGCGTAGGTCACTTGTTCTCTTCTTCGTCATTACTGCACACCTGTATAGAAAATATGTGTGTAATATCGTAGCCGTTACACGCCCCACGTAAGCCCATTCAGGAAACACTTTTGTACTATGGTAATGGGTCGCGCCCCCTGTAATGTCGGGAGTAAACCCACTCAGTTTTGCTATGTACAGCGCGTTAAACCAAGCCTGTTTGTTCTTAGGATTATCGCTCTTGCCATCACAATAAAAACTAAACTGGCACATGTTGCGGATTGGGTTGCCGTTCCAGTAGTACCCCTGTTTTACCACGTCACACGCGTTGTCTGGGTAGCGCGGGTCTTCAATTCTGTTTCGTATTACGTGAGCAACTGCAATCTGCCCAGTGTCCGGCTCACCTCTCGCTTCGAAGTAAACTGCTAGTGCTACGCACATTAGTGAAGTTAGCATAAACTAGTCCTCCTTATGTAGCTCCTTTAGCTCAGCCAACATACCTACAAGTTCTTCCAAGTCGTCGGCTATGCTATCCAACCTGTCAACGGTTTCTATAGCACGGCGCATTAGTTCCATACCTTCTTCTGCGTCGCGGTCGTTAAGCTCTACTGTTATTTTCATTTGACGTTGTGTATCTCAATCAGCAGGTCAATGCAGTGCTTGGCCTTTTCTAAGTCCGCTAGCGGTTGGCCTTTCAGCTTCCACCTAGTTATGTACTTCACTACATTACCTTCTAGTAACGATAAACCGTTCTTCTCTGCGTACTCGGCAGGTTGAATAGCCATACTTTTATAGTGTGTACCACCTGTTTGTCTTTCTAGCGCGGTTTTTTCGGGCGCTTTAACTGGCTCGCCTACGTGTGCATATACCATCTTTTTTTCTTGTTCCATTCTCTTTTTTCTCCTGTTGTACTAAATTCGCTGCGTGCCCCGGCAAGGGCACGACTAGCCTTAGCGCGGCTTCCTCGGTATACGCACACCGGAAGAGAACGCCTTCCTTAAACGCTGACTGGGAAGAGACCAGCTTCAAGGAAGTCAAAGGGTACCGATGTCGTATACTGCGGGTGTTTTAGGCAATCATGAGGCCCTGCCCACCGCCCGCTGGGGCTAACACATTCCGTAAGAATCACCGTACCCACCCTCGCAATCAAGAGGCAAGTCTGGTGCCCACTTAGGTCTTACTTTCATAACCTTTTCTACGTAGCGCATAGCTTTTTCTACTTCGTCTTCCGGGGCAATGCAACCTATAGCATCGTGCACCGTCATAACTACTTTGTACTTCTTGGATACACGCAAGAGCTGCTCGCCTATAACAATCCTAGCCAGCGCTTGGCAAACATTCTCAATAACTTTTCCACCGTATATCCTAGTATCTATAAGCGCCCTGCCTTTACGGGTTTTGTATACTAGTTCTGTTTTACCGTCTTCGTCAGTGTCTTTTCTCAGTTCTGGGTACTTTATATACAGGCCATTGGGTAGGCGGATGCCGCTGCTTCCATCAACGTCAAGTATACCGGGGCGTCCGAAGGTACTGCTTTGGTCTTGCATAAT